CCCCTAGGCTAATCTCTCTGGAGGTAAATATGCGATACAGGGAGCGTCTAATTGAACCAGCAAGATCCGTCCCTTATTTCGGCGGTCGTGAATCGGAAACGATGTTTGATGACCCAACGTGGACTCCTACACTGGCTTGGAAGCCTATGTCTAAGTCTCGCGTTCGTGTCGTTACATCCGAACCTATGCACTTCCGCTATAATTGGTACGATCCGTGGACTGGTAATTGGAATGGCCCTGTTGACGTGGGAAGCGGTGATTCGGTTAAAGACGGCCCTTTGGGCTTCTTTCCCGTCACTACTACCCCGGATTTCCCGTCGTTTGACTTGCAAACCGGTTTTATCTGGAATGCTATCAGAAAGTACGGAAAGTCCGATGTCAACATCGGTGTCTTCCTCGGAGAACTCCGCGAAACCGTAAAAATGTTCCATCGTCCTTGGTCCCTCGTCTCCGACATCTCTCGCGGCAAGTTTCCATTTCCTCGCGGAATGAAAAATGCCCAGAAAGTTATCGATTTCGTGAGTTCCAAGTACCTTGGTTATCGTTACGGTTGGCGTCCCTTTCTCCAAGACGTCAAAGGTTTCACACGCCTGACACGTAGACTCGATGAAAAGTATAGAGCTGACACGCAGAGTAAACCACGCGTCCTAAAGTCGTACTTAAGTAAGGCCGAAACTGCATCCTTTTCAGGACGCAACGACTTTGCTTATGAAGCGCCTCATATGGTCACGTGGGACAACTCTGCAACACTAGAAACTTCGCGTTGTGAGTGGTGTCTTGTGGAATCGAACCCGTCGGCACAGGCAAAGTCTTTAGCGCAAAAATTCGCTTCGACTATGCACCTTGCTGACGTTGCTTCGATTGCTTGGGAACTCACTCCTTACTCGTTTATCGCTGATTGGTTTTTACCTATCGGTGATACTATTGCGTCTTTAACAGATGAGCCCGCTAACCTAGTTTCTGTTTCAGAACCTTGGCAGTGGACTCAGATGAAGAAGACCGTTAAAGTTTCTACAGGTGCTTTTTCCAACAGCCAGTATTCGCCGGATATCTCCTACGGATACACTGTTGAATCTGTCAGCTTTTCGAGGTCTTCCCTCGGAGCCCTCCCTCCAAAACCGTCTAACATAGACGGCTTCCAGAAACTGGACCTAGCTCTCATAGTAGGTCAAAGTCTGGGCGGACTATTCGGAAAGAGCTTCCGGAGATGATCCACTTCACCTTTGTTCCAAAAAAAGGAACCTGATATGTCTCTCACGATCAAGGACTCGAATGCTGTCGACGTCACTATTGCTCCCGTTGGTTTTTCTGGTCTCAATCAGTCTGGGCGTGTCATTGCCAATACGGCAACTTTCACACAGGCCTTCGAAACCAAACATACCCTCGCGAGCGGTAATGCCGCCGGCCGACACCTGCTTTCCGGAAAGACTCGTCGATACGACGCGACTACTGGAAAGTGGGGAGAATCGGTAGTTAACCTCACTATTACCCGTGATGCTTCTGGTATCATTACGTTGGACGACGTCGAGAATATTCTCGCCGTTGTTATCAACTACTTTACCAAGGACACCACGGCTAAGGTTGCTGGTTATTCCGCCGAAGTCAACAAGTTTCTCGACGGTATCTCACCCTTCTAAAGGTGCTCTGATACCGTAGAGTGATCGTGTTTACAACCGTTAATCCTTTGAAAGGGATTCAGAATGAATGTAGACACTCGTCGAGTCTTGAAGTCCCTTCATTGGGACCTCGGTATAAGGCGCGAGAACGACTCATTTTCAACCGCAATTACGGACCTTGTGAACGAGTTTTCTGACACTAAGACTTACAACTTAGCTGCCGGCGAATTAGCTCACGAGGTCCGAATTGCTGAAGGCCTTGATGCGTCCCGCGTGTATCGCTACGTCCAGATCTTGGATGCTTTCACTAAGCAACCGGGTAATCTCGACCGCAGTACCGTTATTGCGAAACTCTTGGAAAAACAGAACCGAATTGGTTGCGTATCTCTTGATACTCACCATATCGCTGAGCTCCGTAGGATCATTCTTTATTGGATATCTTCAGGACCTGACGGTTTTGAAGACCTCGTAAAGCATGGTCCGGGGGCTACGGCTGACAGGGTCCTCTTTGACGATAAGTGGCACGCATTACGCGATCGCCCTCCCTCGTTGAAGAACCTGTACGCCTCTGTCGATCCGATCGAGCGACTTTCCGTCTCTTCTACTAACGATTACCCTGCGAGGGTGATCGTCGTTGAAAAGAATTACAAAGGTGGCCGCGTTATTGCAGCAGAACAGACTTCCCGTCAGTTCGTGCAGCAAGGATTAGGCCGTCTTTTGGTTAGTCGTCTCGAGCGCCGAGCCAACATTCACATCAGTGATGTTGACAGACACGTTGAGTTTCTCCGCAATACGCTTGATTCCAGTGTGACGGTGGACCTATCTGACGCTTCTGACTACGTGAGCGCCGGCCTGATCGCCGCCTTGTTCCCTCGAAAGTGGGTTCAGGCGCTGATGGCCGCTCGTTCACATAAATTTGAAGCCGATAACCTGGTAAGTGGGACACGCACCATGTCCATGATGGGCAGTGGCACGTGTTTTCCGGTTCTAACAATCGTTTGCGCAGCGCTGTGTGCGTTGGCTAGCGGTCGTTGGAAAGCTCATTCGGTTTGGTCCGTTTTTGGTGATGATATCATCATCGCCGAGCCGTTTTACTGGAGACTCAGAAATCTAATCGCGCGTGCTGGTCTACTTATTAATTATAAGAAAACCTTCACGCCCGACTGCAATTTTGCTGAGACTTGCGGCGTGGATCTCGTCCGAACTTGTAAGACTAACGTCAGACCAAAATTCGTCCGTTTCCACGATAGGATCTCTGATATTAAGGATCTGATTAAACTATGCGAGTTCCAACGTTACGTTGGATACGCGGGTTATAATCAGACTGCGTCCTACCTTCGCAAAATAGCTCAGAACTTTACTTGCTTTTCGGCTTGTGATGCTCCTGATCTACCAGGCTGGGTAGTCGATGAAAAAGCGCCTTCCTATCTCGACCAGAAATGGTCTCGATGGAATAAGCGCTTACAGCGTCTTGAGGTCAAAGCCTACGTTGGCTGGGATCCTGAGCGCGTGTCATCGATGGACGTCGGAGAGTCTTGGGCTAAAGCTACCTTTGGTAGCGATACCCAGTGTGAGACTCTCTCCAGATCTAACAGATTCAAGATTTCTTGGATTCCGTTAGTTCCTTAGTGCTAGGGCACAAAGAGTAGTACCTCTGTCCTTCGGACTAGTACTGGG